AGAAACGTTTTGTAGCACCAGACCCAGACAGGGCAGAAGTGCTCAAGATGGAGTATCCATGGGTAGATATATACGGCAAGAAGCAAGTCACGCACTGGCAGATCGTCATAGACAAGCGCACAGGAATCTGGCGAGCCTACATCCCAGCTACCATTGACTCTAACCCATTCTTGCTCGAGAACGACCCAGACTACGTGAAGTACCTCGACTCTCTCCAGGATTCAGACCCAGAGCTGTACCGTGCCTGGCGTTTTGGTGACTGGGACATTCAGTTTGGCGCTGTGTTTGAGGAGTTTCGACAGAGCAAACATACCTACACTAAGTTCAGTGAGTGGGGTGTTACCAAAGAAGCATTCGACAGCAATTACCGTGTCATGGGCATGGACTGGGGCTACAACGATGAGTGTGTGCTGCTTTGGGCTATGTTTGACAATATCACAGAGAAGGAGAACAGAGCTTTCATATACCGTGAGCTACACGGCAACCACAAGCCTAAAGAATGGTGGTGTGAGAGGATTGTTGAGATGTATCTAAAGGATCCTGTAGACCTGATAGCCCTGCCACATGATGCTTACAGCCACCTAGGAGGCTCTGAGACGATCGCTAAAGTGCTCAATGATACATTTGCTCGTCTAGCCCCAGACGAGAAGCGTCCACGCATTGTACGGGCTGATAAGCTCATGAAAGACAGGAAGCAAGCAGCAGTGCAGATGATCCACAGTGCTTTTGCTAATAAATCAGACGGCAAGCCTGGCCTCATCTTTAGCAAGTACTGCTCATACCTCATAGACACGCTGCCAACCATTATCTACGCCAAAGAATCTGGCGGTGAGGAACTTGACCCTAACAACGTAGACCACGCATTAGACTCTCTCATGTACACACTCATGACAGCTAACCGTGAGTATGGGTTCCTAGTGAACGAGGCGAAGAAGATTAACAAGCTCACCAAGCAGTCATTCACCATAAACCCAGGCGGTAGAGTAGAAGCAAAAGACATTGGAATTGATATTGCAACAGCGGTAGAGACAGATAAGCTCACATAAAGGCCAGTCTCTGGCGCTATATTTGCTGTATGATAGAGACAAACAGGAGACATAGCATGCATGATCAAGACAAAGTATTTAAAGACCCTAGGGTAGACGACATAACAACGGGCACAGGCGTGATTGATGAGCGTGATGCTCTATCTATCGATGAAGTGGATGACGCCACGCTTGTACGGCGTTTCAAATACTGGGTGAACGACTCAGAAGCTTACTGGAATAGTAAGAGCGGCTTCAACCTACGTAACGTGCGGGCACAGAACGAGCGTTACTACCTAGGCAAGCAGGACAGCGACAGGCTCTACTACCACCAGGCAGACTACCGTGATAACCAGCTGTTCGTTGGTATTCAGGCCGTTATAGCCTATGTCTCAGCTCGTGACCCAGGGTGTGAGATTACGCCAGGTGATGACTCACCAGCAAGCAAGACGCTCGCAGCACGTCTAGAAAGCGCTGTAGACCTCCATAGCCAGAAGGTGCGGCTTTCACGCAAGATCAAGGTGGCGGCCAAGAACCTCGCCTTGAAGCGTGTTGGTGTGATCAAGCTCATGTACAACCCATTCAGCAAGGAGATTGAAGTTAAGGCTCTCAACCCTGAGAAAGTTATCCTTGACCGCAATGCAGAGCTAGACGAGGAGCCACGCTTTATCTGTGAGGTGTGTGAGGATACTGTAGATATTCTTATGTCCAAATTCCCAGAGAAAGAGAAGGAGATTATGAATGAGCTTGGTTTTGTGCGTAAGACTCAGAAGCTTCTCAGCACCGTGGTAGCCTACAACGAGATTTGGTTCACAGACACTACCACTGGTGAGCCACGAGAGTGTGTCGCTTGGTATTTTAACAACCTCATTCTCGACAAGAAGCTCAGCCCTATGTATGAGTACGACAATAAGGGTGTTGCTATCTGTAACTACACAGACAAGCCTACTAAGCCGTACACCTTCTGTAATTACCTGAACGATGGTAGCCACATGATTGACCAAACATCGCCTATCGAGCAGGCTATCCCTCTCCAAAATATCCTCAACCGCCGTGGCCGCCAGATCATCGACAACGCAGACACAGCCAACAGTATCAAGGTGTTTCGTGCTGGCGCTATCTCAGAGGACGACGCCAAGAAGCTCACAGGCAAGCCTAACCAGTCTGTTGTGCTCGATATTCGTGAGGATGAGCCTATCAGCAATGCATACGGTGAGATTCCAGCCCACTTGCTACCTAACTACGTCCTACAAGACAAAGAGGACATTAAGAACAGCATCCACAACATCCTTGGTACGCCTTCTCAGTTCCGTGGCGATGACTCCAAGCGTGACGTTGGTACACTTGGTGAAGCCCAGATGATGCAAAGCCAAGCCTCTGGCCGGCAGGATGAGATTGTGCGTGAGATTGATAATATGCTTGATCGCTACTTTAAGCTGCTTGTCCAGATGATGAAGGTATACTACAGCAAGAATCATAAAATCTCTGGCCGTGACACTGATGGTAACTTTATCCACGTCGAGCTGTCCCGTGAGACTATCCCAGACAACGCTGTGATCGCTGTATCACCAGGTAGCACTGTAAGCATGGACAAGAGCCGTCGTGAGAATATCGCAGTGAAGCTGGCAGAGCTTGGTGTGATTGATCCATACAACCTATTTAAGGATCTTGGTCTTAAAGACTCTAGCGAGCGGTACGAGAGCCTGGTCAAATTCAAAACAGACCCGAACATGCTCGTGGATGAAGTGCGTAGTGAAGTACAGGACGAGGAAGCCTACATTGACTTTGCAGTTATCATGAATGGCTTTGATGCTAAACCACGTGATGATGTGACACCAGAGCATATCTTAGCCCACAACAAGCAGCTCCAGACAGACAAGTTCCTCATGGCTAACCCGAAGCTACAACAGAAGCTCCTCGCTCACATTGACCAAGAGGTGCTCAGCCTTAGCCAGCGCGAGAAGCTACAGCAGGCTAGCGACCAAGGGCTACTCGTAGACCCAACCATTCCTACAAGCCCAGAGATTCCAGAGCCACAGCCAGAAATGCCCGCAGACCCCTCTCAGATCCCGCCAGAGCTGTTGCAAGGCCAGCAGCCGCCGGTAGAAGGTCAACCTATCCCTGAGCAGCCAGCGCAGCCAATAGGCGATCTAGGCGGCATACAGGATCAAGGCACAAGCGGTATCCTCTCCGGCCTCGGACTATAGACATAACCACCTCCGTTTAGATATAATCTAGGTATATATCAAACATAATGGAGGTGTTTACATTGGCATCATCAAACACAGACCTATCAGAGATGGACTTTGACGCGTTGGTTGAGAAGGCAGAAGCCGCAGACCAGGACGACAAGGAAACGACTGATGAGGTAAAGGAACAACAAGATAACCCTACCACAGAGGAGGAAAAGAACGGTGAGGGTGAAGACACCACCGAAACGCAAGGCGACGAGTCGGAAGAGGCTCCAGAGGATGGACCAGACGAAAAAGAATCTGGAGAATCAGAGGAAGAGCCGAAAACACAAGGGCTCTCTGACGAGGAGTTTCTGAAGGAGCTTGAGCGTCGTGGCCTTAAGGTGGCAGAAAACAAAAAGGAAGAGCCCAAGAAAGATGACAAGCCTCAGCCTTGGGAGGAGCGCCCAGATGAGATTGATGAGAAGCTTTGGAACAAGTCCTCACCAGAGGAGAAGTTTATCTACAACAGCCTCGACTACATTACTGTGAAGGGCAAGGACGGCGAGGAGCTTTCAGTCAAGCTACCTACACAGCTACCAGATGACTTTGAGTTTGCCAATAAGAAGGCTGAGGCTCAGTTCTACAGTGCTATGAGCGCCCAAAGCTCCAAGGCAGAGAAGCTCATGAATAAGATCACCTCTGATCGTGAGCAAACAACCAAGGCAGAGCAAGAGAAGGCAGAGCTGGATGCTATTATTGCTGACGTGGATCGCCTCCAAGACGACGGTATCGTGCCAAAGATCAAGGCTAAGCCAGGAACAGAGGAATTTAACACTGACCCTAGCGTGCAACTGGTGAACAAGATCCTTGACTTTCGCGATGAGTACAACCGCAAGCACAAGGGTGAGAATATCAGCTCGTACACCGCTGGCCTCATCTATAAAGCTAAGAACCCGAAAGAGTTTGAGACAGAGGATGACACACGGCGCGAGAAGCAGGACGAGTCCCGCACCAAGACGGCACGACGTGTTGCAACAAAGACAACATCCTCGCAGCGACCAGAGTATAATAGGAAGGCTTTTAGCAACAACGCAAGTCTAACTGACATTGCAGATTACTACGCAGATCAACTATAAGGTGAAAGGAGAAAATAGATGAATCTGGATCAAATTAATAAAGGACTAACCGAGGATCAAATCCTTGGTAACAGCGTAACAACTCAGGCTGTGGACGGTGATACGTTCCGTGACATTGTGTACGGCATGTTTAAGCCAAACGATATGGTGGTGATCAAGAACAACGCACCGTATCCATCAGGTTTTGCATATATGCATATCGATGATGAGGAGCATATCCAGCCTAACGAGTACACCAACACGACTATCCGTGGTGCACAACGCGCTTTCCTCATCCATGCAGGTGAGGAGAAGGTAGTGCAGGGTTGGCTCGCCTACATGGCTCTCGAGCACATGTGGAAGGAGTACGCTCAATACAGCAGCTCTGATGGCGCTCGTATGCTTGCAGACGTACAAGCTCGTACCAAATGGCTCAACGAGGCGTACCGTGGCCCAGCTCAGTACACGACTGGTGCTAAGGACACCGCCCCAAAAGAGGAAGAGAAGCCAGCACGACGTGGTCGTCAAGCTAAAGCGGAGAGCAAAGACGAGGATCTAGGCTTTAGCGAGTAAATAGCAACCCTATCTACAGCCCGCCCGGGGTATAATCTCTAAAGAAGGAGAATAACCGGGCGGGTTTCCGCTTGAAAGAGACAAACTGTATGGATAATCAACCGCTAAACAAATGGCAAGTCAAGGAAATTGTCGACGACGCCATCACCAAGCATGAACTGCGCAAAGAAAAAGACTTTGTGCCTGTCTATGCGCTTGACCTGTATAAAAAAGACATAGAGTCACGGCTCAAAGACCTTGAAACTAACTCAGCAGAGGCTAAAGACCGTAATAAATGGCTATTTCGCCTTGTTGTGGGCGCAGTTATCACCTCATTTGTGCCAATTGTCATTGCATTACTGTCCAACAGTAGGGGAGGGCTGCTACGATGAGAAATAATTGTGTTATTCGATGGTTTAAAAGGGAAACACTACTAAAAATCCTATCAATCATGATGATTTTGAGCCTTATATTCAGTGGCTACACCATCTACAAGGTATTTACGCTCAAACCAGGCCAGACTGTGACTATTTCAGGCGGAGCGAAGGTAGAAAAGCCTGTTACAAACATCACCAATGCCCAGATAGACAAGGATGGCAACCTAGTGCTTACATATTCAGACGGAGAGGCTCGCAATGTGGGCTCTATCGTTGGCTCTAACGGTAAAGATGGGGCTGACGGCAAGACGCCCACCAACTCAGAGATAGCATTAGCCATCAAGACATACTGTCTCACCAATAAATGCTCGAACAACCCCACAAGCGCCCAGGTAATGAGCGCTGTTGCTGCTTATTGCTCAGGCGGTATATGTAACGGTACGAACGGCAAGAACGCATCAGACGAGCAGATAGCGACCGCTGTGGCTAAATACTGTGCGGCAGGATTGTGTAGGGGAGATAAAGGCGCTACGGGTGCCACAGGAGCGACGGGCGCGGCAGGAGCTAACGGCATCAATGGTGTTGATGGCAAAGACGGTAGGGACGGCAAAGACGGCGCGTCTCCACAGCTGTCATGCGTCAACATCAAGGACAACTCAGGTAACCAAACATCATGGGTAGCATGGAAGTACGAGGGTGAAGCAAACTCTGCGTACCGTCGGCTATACAAGATCGCTGGTGACAGTAACTGTATTAATATTTAAGGAGGTATAAATGGCGTACAACTACATTACGCAGTATGACTCGCCAAACTACACTGCTGGCCGGCAAGGCAACAACATCAGCAGTATCACTATTCACTGGTGGGGTGATCCTAACCAGAACCCTAGTTTTGAGGGTATCGTAGCATGGCTTTGCAATCCAGCGTCACAGGTAAGCGCTCACTACGTTGTGACGGGCACAGACCGGCGCGTAGCGTGCATTGTAGACCCTGCCAACATCGCTTGGCACGCAGGTAACTGGGTAGGGAACCAGACGAGCATTGGTATTGAGTGTGACCCACGGTGCCGCGATGAGGACTACGACGTTATTGCTGAACTGGTAGCAGAACTGCGTAAGACTTATGGCGACTTGCCGCTCCGTCCACACAACTCATGGACGAGCACCAGCTGCCCTGGCAACTATGACCTAGGCCGTATCGACCGTATGGCTCGTGAGAAGGCTGGCCAGGTAGTGCAGCGTGACCGGACTGATGAGATTAACTATCTCAATGGCTTGTACCAGCAAATCCTTGACCGCAACGTAGACGAAAACGCTATTGGCCACTACCTGTCTCAGATCGACAAAGGCTGGAACTGGGATCAGATCCGTGAGGACTTGGCTAACAGTGCAGAAGGCAAAGCAGTGGCAGAGCGACGCAACGCACGCAACAATGAGCTACGAGCAGCCTACGACAGTGAAACTAATGAGATTCAGCGCCTCTACAAGGAGACCCTCGAGCGTGATGCAGATGAAGGTGGCATTGAACATTACCGTAATCAAATCCGTAATGGCTGGAGCTGGGGTATGGTAGCAGACGACCTACGACGGAGTGACGAGTACAAGGAGTTACAACGCATCAAGAACGCACCAACGCCAGAGATTCAGCACGTAGATCCAGAGCCACCGACAGAGCCAGAGAAGCCGCAGGAGAGGGGCGCAGAGACGCCTCAGGAAGTGCCAAAGACTGAGGATACTACAACTATCCTTGGCGATATTCGACGCATCTTGCAGGCGATCCTAGACGCTATTACAGGTTTGTTTAAAAAATAAAGGAGAAGTAAAATGGAAGCACTAAACGTTCTTATCGTACCAGCAATCGTAAAGCTGTTCGACATGTTCAACAAGAAGGAGTGGGGCGGCATCGCTAAGGTTGTCCTCGCTATCGCAGCAGGCATTGGTTACTATTTTGTGACCGGGCACTTTATCTTTACCGACAAGACTGTCTACGACGGAATCGCCTTCGGCCTCCAGGCTGCCGGCCTTGTGACTGTGGCAGCCAAAGCTGGCGCAACCAAATAGCTCACAATCAGCTGTTGTATTATTGACCCTCAGGTATCCTGGGGGTTATAATATTAGCGTATGCAAGATAGTCTTATGATTGAGTGGAGAAACGGTGAGATAACCATCACCCCACCAGAGGATTTTCAGAAAGTGATAAAGCCACGGTATATACCACGAGGGGCAAGCCGTGGGCTGTATATAGACCGTATGTCTGTGACGAAGAACGGGCAGACAACAGTGGTGACGTTCGAGAAAGATGGGGATGCCTACATTACCGCTCCGACTGGCAAAGTGTATTTTACAGAGTATAAGATTGTGAGCGCCCAGCCTGTTTTGCTATCTAAAGAGTTTGTTGGATTCTCTGGTGTAAATACTGTCGGAGAATTTGACGAATTACTGTTGCCTATTTGATCTAGTAGGAGTATACTGTGAAATGCAGCGTGATCCGGAGTCCGGACGCCGTGTGAGCGACTGTACAAGTATAATTAATTAATTTACTGTGGTTATACATAGCGCCCGTGGTCAAAAGCCAGGGGCGTTGTGTTATTATAGAGGTGCACGACCAGCCTACCAAGCTATCTTGGCGTGGCTGGTTTTTATCATTGGCGTGTATAATGAGAGGTAGAATTAAACGGAGAAATTACTATGACAAAATGGATCAACAATGACGCTTGGAATGCCTTGCTAAATAAGATAAAGACGGCGGATCAGATCTGGCTATTATCTAGCTACGCGGACAGCTACGCAGCAGCTAACAGCGCCAAGTTGGGCGGTAAAGCCTATTCACTCGGTACGGTTTCGTTCCCAGCCAGCACCCCGAAGACAGTGAACCTGCCAAACGTGGCTGATGTTCCTATTGACCGTAGCGGACAAGTAAATCATATCGCCCTCGTGCGTACAGGTGGCAGTGAACTTTTGATGGTTGTAGAGACACAACAGCAGACTGTAGCACAGAATGGCAAGGCTGATGTTTCTGGGCTATCTTTGACGGCGGAGGTATTATAGTATGGCGAGAGAAGCAGAGACAGAGAGACTACGCAAGCTTGTAGATATAGCAGAAGAACTTGGCTTTCGTGTCTGGTTTGATTTTAAACAGTGTCATATTCACGAGATGTATGGCAAGGAAGTGGCATGGTTTGATTTAGACGACCAAAATAGGTTCTGGGTTGATAGCGCCTTCCTAGTCAAGGCTGGTGACAGCCATCTTCATGATGTGTGTGGCATACTTGAAGAGTTTGCGGCAAGGCCAGGTAGGCAATCACGAGGCACACTTTACGCTATACGAGGGACTATAGACACATGGAGCGGAGTGAAAGAGCTGCCTGATGCGTCCGGTATAGAGAGGGTCGATAGCGAGAGTTTGCGCGCATTATATACTATCAAAGGGGCTAGAAGGATTATTAGGCGGTATGACATTGGTAAGGCTAATATTGTTGCAGTCGAGGATAGAGACTATCAAGGGCTTGGTGCCTATAACCATGACGAGTCTAGAGTTAGCGACTCGAGCAATAGTAGTGGCCAGACGGCACAGCAGACCGCTCCTAAACCTAAAAACCCGGGCGGAAATGATAACGACAACTATAGCTATTTTTAGGAGGCTACATGGCAAATAACATGACAATTGGCCTGCTGGCCACCGCAATAACAGACGAGAACAGCACTATCGATATAGATGCTACATACAACCCATATTTTCCTAGTGCTCCATTTTACATAACAGTTTCTCCTGTTGATGAACCGCCGACAGCACTCAACTCAGAGATTATGGCCGTTAGGGCTCGAAATGGCAAGACACTCACAGTGAGCCGTGGGCAGCGTGGTATTGTGGCTAAGTCGCATAAGAAGGGCGCTATGGTGTACAGAGGTGTCTACTACGAAAACCTTCTACACGTCGGCGATATTGTGATGACACTCAACCCAACCCCTATGCCTGGGAGATTGCTACTTAATGGGCAAGGTGGATATAGTAAATGGGACTATCCACTGTTGTACGAGCACATCAGGAATAATCCACGATACGGCACAACCTCAGGCGATACATTCACATTAGCAGACCTGCGTAGTAGATTCCCGTTGATCGCTGGCGGAGTAGATTCTGTCGGTGTGACGGGAGGTAGTGACACTATACGGCTAGCCCCACAGAATTATCAGACTAATACATGGATGAGTGACACTATATCTGTTTCAGGCCCGGTGCATGGAGCGGTCAACTCTGGCGGCTCCTGGGGGTTTCATGTCCACGCTACGTCACAAACTGCGAGTGATTCATCGAAGAATGTCCCGCTAGAGTGGAGGCCGTCATATATTGCTATGAACTTTGAAATTGTAGCGGGGTAGGGTATGTTAGTATCCGCGAGCTGGCGTGATTTACCTAGTTTGATAGTAAAAGACTATTGGCCAGACACAGATAGTTTGTCGCCTGGGCCGGACGGGCTAGTGGCAAACTCGAGTGGGTTTGCGGTGCATTATGCCTCTTTAGAGCCGGTTAAGGGGCAGAGCAATGTAGAGCTTCTTGCAAAGGTTAAGATCGACACTCTTGAGCACAAGCAGGGTCTTTTGGTTATTCGGGGAAACATATACTATAACAAATCAGAAAAGAAAAACAAAGACTCTGGGTACGTGCTTGCTTATCAGCAAGGAGTCGATGGGATAACATACTTAAAAGTAGACTACGCAGATAATACGTTTAATCAGGCTATTGGTGTTAACAAGCCATTAGAATGGAATTGGGTGCGCTTTAGTGTGAAAGGGTCAACAATAAAGGCTAAAGTGTGGCAGGACGGACAAGTTGAGCCCGGATGGCAGATAGTTATAAATGACACATACTGGCCAGAGGATAGTAATGGATCAGTAGGTATAGCTCATTTCAGTAGAGGAAATGTTACCTATAACTATATCTCCGCATCGACAGATGATAGACCAGCGCCTAGACCTGGTGAGTATGCAGACACATATATAAACTCTAAGCCAGAGCCAGAAATTGGATATTGGGGTGCACCAGGACTTAGGGCACTTGGTGCTATATGGGCCCGCAAGAAGGTTACGGGCAAATATGAGATTGAGCCAGTGGACACAACAGCTCGCATCAAGCCAAGCACTCCCGAAGTTAAGGTCAAGTATGGGATAGCAGCCACCCAGACAAATGCTCGTATTACAACAACTCAACCAAGAATTGTCTATAAGGAGCCCGGCAAAGTTTATATATTGCCATCAACAGAGGTAGCGAGAGTTAAAATAAGCCAGCCAGCATTAAATTACAAAGCACCGCCTAATGTTAATGTTGTTGGTAATACAACAAATGCTAGAATAACAACCAACCTACCGTCGATTACGTTCAGTTCGAAGCACGCCATCATCGCAGACGAGACTGTTGCGCGTATTGAGTTACCGCAGCCAACCATTGTATTCAAGGATGTGGAGCGTTATACGTTCTACGTAGATCCTATTACCGCTCGTATCCGCACTACGACACCACTTGTCCGCTTTAAGCGTGTACAAATCAATCCTGACGTATGGAAAACCCCGCAATCAGAGGTAGAGCACGAATGGCGCAAGCTACCATACACCAGCGAGGCTACTGGAGCGTGGCGAGACCACCAATATTACCGTAGTGATGACCAAGTTTGGCGCAATAACCGCAAAGAGGACACATCTCAGTGGAGAAAACCAGTATCTACCACTAGAGATGAGCAAGAGTGGCGGCGTGTAGTGTATGATTAGAGTAAAGGAGAATAAGACATGCTGACATTTTCGCAATTAAAACAAGATGTGATTAGCCTCATCAACGTAGATGAGGACAACATCAGTGAGGTACGCAAAGCCGTATCGGATATAAACACAGGAATAAAGCTATTCCAAAACGCCGTGAGACGGTACTGGGTGCGCCAGGAGCGCGAGACTAACCTAATACAGGGTAAATCACTGTATCGCTTCCCAAGGGATATGGTACGAGTTGTAGACGTGCGCATAAAGGACGGAGATAGCTATTATCCTATCACTCCGGTGCACAATATTGAGGAATGGCACAAGATTACGAGCGGGCAATCCACCGGAAGGCCTGAATGTTTCATTATCAAGAACGGCACAGAGATGGAGTTGTTCCCGACACCATCAGAAGACGTGCCAAGCGGCATGATTGTGACGTTTGAGCCTCGTATGCAGGACTTAGGGTTGGCAGATAAGGAATTTAGTGTATCTCTGACGGAGAATAGCCCACGAGTCACGGCCGCGCAAGACAGTTTTGTGCGCAGTATGGAGAATAACGGGTGGTTGCAGGTCACAGACGGTAGCGACGGCAACTGGTACAAGGTAGCTAAGGTTGTAAATGCCCGCGAAATACGCCTTGAGACGCCCTATCAGGGCCTCACAGCAACGACACGGGTTAAGATAGGTCAATGCCCACAATTCCCCGAGGAGTATCACCAAGCGCCCGTGTATTACGCCGCGCAGCAATACTTTTTGATGCGTAAAGACCTAGACAGCGCTAACATGTATAAGCAATTGTTTGATAACATGGTGCAAGAGTACAAAACGGTGTACGGTATCTCAACAAGCTCTGGCTTTATCCAGGGTGGTAGCAGTATGATTGGGCGAGAACGGATCACTGATCCAGTAAGGAGTATCTGGTAATGGCAGCAGGCAACACAGGCGATACAATTATCAGCCAAACATCGTTTTATGGCGGTTTTGGTACAGACGGTAAGATTGGTATCAAGAATAGCTACGGTGACTCAGAGTGCATGGACGGGCGTAAGAATCCAAGCCGACTATCTGTGCTACCTGGGGCGCGCAATTTAGGCGACGGTGATATACGCGGCTTGATTGTGAATATGACGCAAACCCCAGACGGTGTAAGGTGGGGGATTGACAGGTTCGGCACATTATACAGAATTGACGTAAACAACGACGTTACGGTTGCAGCTTTTCTCCCAGGCTGGACTGATGGAACGTTTGGGGACCTCACCTACTGGAGGCTAAAGGATGCTATCTACATTACCGGTAATGACCGTATCTACGCGTACACTAACGCTACGTCACCAAATCAGTCTTTTATTGATACTATTACCGGTAAGGCCAGCTCATACCCAACAGTGGCTCAGATCCTCGTAAAAGACCGTGACGGCAAGTGGATTGGTGGTGGCACAAACCGGTGGAGTAGTATCAACGGCCAAGCTCAGAGCGACGGGCTGCCTACATCTATCATCGAGAATGAGGAAAACACCTGTATATTCCTACCTGACCAGTCACCAATGACGCGCATATCTGTGCGCTTTCACGCTAAGGGCAGTGGCCAAGTCCATCTTGTCGTACATGACGCTCAGAACAAAGAGGTTGCTCACGCTACTAAAAATGCCAGTGAGGTACAGACAGGGCAAATCACATACTTTGATTTTCCAGAGACGAAGGTTGGTGACTACGCTAACTTCGGTACAGAGTACCACATCCATATGTACGCTAGTGACGGCAACTGGCGTGTAGAAACGTATGAGCAGGATAAAATGTATGGCCTACACTTCCAATACTTCGCCTCACTACTCACTAGCACGACACGTAAGAGCCATCCAATCATCAACTGGGGTGGCAGCAAGCTATTTATTGGCAATGATCAGTACCTAGTCGATTGGCTTCCTTCTGGCCTAACACAGGTAGACGAGACTGAATTTAACCGCCACCGTGTGATTGTAGAGAACGGTATGGAAGTAACAACGCTTACGAGCAATGACGAGTATGTCGTGCTAGGCTGTGAGAAGGTGAGCACAGTACCGGGGCGATCCTTCCAAGAGGGGATGCTCGGATTCTGGGATGGGTTTGCAGATGGGCTGAACTTTAAGATAGATACGCCAATGGGTGAGCCAAAGAGCCTATTCACTTACCAGAATATTACCTACACGATCATTGACGGTGCTATGTACGCCTATACAGGTGCTAAACAGCTCACTAAGGTACGTACACTCAACGACAGTCATAGCGAGTACTCAGAGCGACGAGACACTACAGATATTTACCCGCACTGTATGACGGTACGACGCGGTATCATGCTATTCGCCTTCCCAAGTAAAACCAGTCTCTATACGATGAGGCACGGCATCTATTCATGGGGTGCAGTAGATAAGAACTACCCAGAGTCATTCTACTACTCATACAACATGCCAGAGGCAAGCGGGAACTACAATACCTCTGACGTGACGTATGAGCTTGGTGGGTGTTGGAACTTTGGGGACACATTGTACTTTAGCTACAAAATACAGACAAGAAACGACACGCGTTACAATCTAGCTGTTGTAGACAACGACAGTAAGCCAGCTAAAAAGTTTAGCTACCAGTCACTCATGTACGACGGTGGTGTGCCGTGGGCCGACAAGCAGGCTCTCCGTATGGGCGTTACATTCCGTGCACTACCCAAGGGTGCTACAATCATCCCTAAGTACAAGATTGACGCCAAGCCATGGGTATACGGCAAGAAAACAGCCACAGAGGGCGACGTAAGCGTCCGTATGGAGATAAATAAGCGATTCAAGGAGATTACCTTTGGCTTTGATGGAACAACCACAGACGCTACGCCAGAGCCTCCTACAATCGTATCTGTACAACTTAACGCCCGAACACTCGGGGAGGAGATGAAACTATAATGGCAGACTCAGTGTACAACCCTAATACTGCTAGCCTTGAAACGTCGTTTTCTCAGATCAAGGAGACAAAGCTTACTACCAAGTTTGAGGAGATAGACAACACTGTGGTAGGGAATATAGCCCAGCAACAGCAGATTACACCACGCCAGGTACGCACAGGTGAGACACGGGGCGACACACAGCTCCGTGGGCTCATCAAGGTTGAGGATCGATCAGGGCGTATCGTGGCTATGTTCGGGTACTCTAAGGGAGCTTTCTAGTGGTAAAGATAGACAGGCGAGACTATGGTTTGAAAATCGCTATGCCTGGCTACGACGTACAGACGGCTCCAGATAATAAACTACTGTTCAATTCATCTTTCCCTATACTGCAAGCTAAAGTGTTGGCCATATTAGGTATCAACGCTCTTCACACACTGCCGGGCGCGCTACATACAGCTAACTTTGGCGGTGAGTTTCTAGAAGCTAAAAATACAGGCTTCTCCACTATCTATAAGTTTAGGTGGAGGCATGGATTAGGTTACGTACCGTTCATGATGCCTATTGACCCATCATACTTCGGCTCTGGGTCTCCATGGTATGTTGATGAGCAATACATCTATTACATCAACTCGGTGCCACCGTTCTACAACACGACAACGGGAGAGAGAAACCCTATCAATCTTATTTTCTGTAGTCCTACCCCTGTTGCTGACGATATAGAGTACCCGTATATTGCTACACCGCTGTCGTTCTCTAAAGAGCATATAGCCTACCTACACGATTACGGGATTAAAACATCACGATATGGGTTCATAGAGAAGAATAAAGAGTTGGCATTTGGCGATGCTGGCATAGATCTGCGATTGCAGCCTCAGATGATACTCGGGGTGAAGACTAACAAAGAGTTTGGCAATAAGGCTGGTGATATAACATATTGGGTGCCCAACACGCTTGATATGACTGACGTGACCCCGTATGGCTTTGTGCAGAGTAAGATAGATATTGGTAACGGTAACACTGTGATGGCGTGGAGTATGGTAGCTAACAGTGATCAAAAGAAGTGGATAACAATGGACGTTGGCACCAGATCGTACAAGCTTACGTATGGCGCAGATGATCCGTCGGCGGCACGAGCCTTAGTGGCTGTGCGCTCACCGATGGTATCGCCATCAAGTGATACAATATACATATGACGAGAAACGATCATGGATACAGCAATTATGACTACGGGGTGAAAGTGCTCGACCCTGTTACGAAGTATGAGATATTCAATGCAAAGTATCCTATATTCGGTTCAGATATTACCAATAAAGTGCCTCAGATTGTTACCAGGCGTGTTGTTATAACCAACTCTAGTCATATTTTCAACGAGCCTAACCACCCTAATCTTAACTTCAATTATTCAGGAGAGTGGACTAACGTTCCAATAATGCAGTTCCAGGATGTAGACATACTCAAAGTGCCGCACGGGCAAGGAAAGGTTCCTATATTCATGTCTATGGCTCGCTCTCATTTGGTAAATCGTATGTATGCCCGTTGGTTCCAAGCTGACGGCAACTTTACCGTTGAATATAATATGCTTGTGACGCCAGCAGCACCTGGATCTGGCTACTATTCAGAGGATGTGCCGTTTATGCCGACACAGGGGCGTGCGCTCATTGACCCTATATCAGGAAAGGCTTTCGATTTTGTCGTTCCACTCGGTAATGGCAATACCCGAAATATCACGAACAACTTTGTGCGGTGGAAAAACCTACGTATTTTCGCAGATAATGAGAATATCTACGCTAGAATGTCTCTCGGGTCATGGGTTTCACACCGTTCATCGCGTTGGGGGCCCGGGGCCAGCGCAGTGCATCAATTTATAAAATTATGGACAGACTTGAGTGGCTCGTGGTTCGATTTTACGTTCTACATTTTCCCTTATGATCCTAAAGATGACATATTTGTGAGGTAATTATGGATTTACAGCAACGATTAGCAGACGCAACACGATATAGAGACCAAACACGTGAATCGTGGCACCGTGCACAGCGTGAGGCAGACGCAGCTAAAGCATCATATGATGCAGCGACAGCTACTATGCCAAACTTTGGTGATGAGTTTGAGAAACGCCGTAGAGAATATCTAGAATCTGATGAAATACGCAACCTCAAGGCTGATGTAGACGCTTCCAAGGCTAACGTAGACCGCACAAAGACAATGATAGACAAGCTGCCGGAGTCTATACGCCAGCAGTTCGGCGGTACAGCTATCACACAGGCTCAGCGAGACCTAGCGAAGCAGCAACAACTACGAGGCCTCAGCCAGCAGATGGCAGGGTACCAAGCTACATACATGACAACCAACAACACATACCAGAAACGCGTTGAGGACGCTTTTAACCGCTCTATAGACGTAGCAAACAAGCATTATGACTCTATCTGGGATGGTATTAGGAGACGCTACAACGACTGGCAGACATCTCTACAGAACGTCAAGGCCTGGGACAAGATGGATACTATCGCCAACCGCACCCTTCTCTCTGTCCAGTCTGCTATTGATACATATAGATTCCAACAGCGCCAGATGGCAGAGGAGAAGGCTCACATTGCTCGTATGAACGCGATCGACAACAGCTACATGTGGCGTGGTATCACTACTCAGCAGCGCCTTATCAACGAACAGACTGCCATTAATGAGCGTTACATGCGTGATGAGGCTAATAAACGGCTTGTCGTCCAGAATTACATGGCTGGGAAAGGCTCGTTCGGTGAATTGGAGCGTAAGTACTCGTAACACCAGGCTTATCTACGCCTAGCAGTGTTAAATTAGAGTAAAGGAGAATTAAATATGGACTTTGGAGCAAGAATAGCAGACGCGCAAGGTACAAAAAACGCCAGCAAGGCGGCTTACAATAATTACCAAGCCCAAGCCGACCAATCAAAGGCTAATTACGACACACACCTGCAAAACAGGCGGACGTATGGTGATATTTACGACCAAGCGCGTAACAAGTACATGAACACTGACGAGATAAACAAAGCTCGCGGTGTTTACACCACTGCTCGTGACGCAGTGAACCAAATCAACACTACCATCAATAAGCTACCAGAGAGCATCCGGCAGCAGTATGGTGGCACAGGCCTCACAGAGGCTCAGAGGCAGCGTGCATTGCAGGGCCAGCTCGGCAACATGCAGAACACGCAAAACTACCTCAACACCAACTACCAAAACGCCTCGACAGACTACAACGAGCTTGTGAACCGTGCGATGAACGAGGTAAATAACGTGGCAGCTGGTAACTACAAGACTCAAGAGGACACTACAAGCATCCTCCAGGGAATCTGGAACACCCTGCTCGGTCAACGCAACAGCGCCTACAGCCAATACCAGCAGGACGAAAACGCTCTTGCTAATATCTACGGTGCACGAGACAATTGGGAGCTTAACCAGCAGAGAATGGCCCTTGAGCGATGGAAGGAGCAACAGGCTAACGCACGACAAGCAGCAGCTAACGCGGCCAACTTTGGCCTCCAGAAGTACATGCTTGACCGGCAAGACGCCTCTAACGCCTCAGCTCGTGCTTGGCAAGAGAAACTTGCGGCCGCTCAAAACGCAGCCCGTGCTGAAGCTAGCCGACTTGGCCGTGTACAGGCTGATCATAACCGTATTAACAACCATAACTACTTTGGTGATATTGGGCGTAACCTCTCGCAAGGTTTCCAAAACGTAGCTAAATGGGGGCCACTCGCGCTATTCGGTGGTGGCTCACTGTGGGGGAGATAGAATATGTTCGATTGGTTATTCGGTAAAACAAAGGATCAGGCGCTGGCTAAATACCAGGATGCCGCTGATCAGCAACAAATCAACCAGAAGGTCAACGACTTTTACAAGGAGCAGCTCAATGGTATCTACAACGATCCAGCCAATGCTGGGCTGCTCGCAGATATGCGCAAGACCACTCCAGGGTTCGATGACGCCTGGAAAAGCCAAATGTCGTCCCTAGACAGTAAGAGTGAACAACTGAAAGGAGCAGCCAGCGATGCTAACGCTGAACTTGAAAAGCAGAAAAAGAAGCAAAAGAACAATGTATTTGGCGACGGTCTTCTTGGTTCCTTTCTTAACCCTATTGCTCAAACAGTCGGTGCAGTAAGCGATCTAGCTACAGGCAACTATAAAGATCGTGACGTAGGTAGTGACCTTGCTGCCGCTGGCGAGACACTGCTCACCGCTCTGCCTGGTATTGGGGCTGCTGCTAAGGCTGCCAAGCTCGGTAAGGTAGCCGAAGGCTTAGGAGCGGTCAATAAGGCCCTATACACGATTCCTGGCTCAGCTGCTACTGGTGCTGCTATGGGCGGCCTAGACAAAATCCGCACGGGCGAGACAGATGACGCGCTGAATGGTGCACTACTTGGTGGCGTCATGGGAGGCGCTATACCGGGCGCTATGAAGGTTGGTGGTAACTTCCTTAAGAACCGTGGGCAAAATGCTATTACGCGGGCTGTAGGCGGTGCTGGGGGTGATTCCGCTGCAGTACTAGAGGCCTTGCCGTCACGAGCGTTATACCAGGAAGGCTTGCGCAGCCTTGTACCTAAGAGTGCAGTAGGCAAACTCGCTCTAGGTGGTGGGGCTCTATATGGCGGTTCTCAGCTTATGGGCGCTCTCAACCCGCAACAGGGCGTGCCTGACGAAGACGAGCAAGCTAACACACTAAATGAGCTATATAAACGACGACAAGGGGGTATGTACTAATGTTCGGTGGAGTATTAAATAAACTGTTCTCTAAGGGAGCAGCTAAGTACGGTGACGACATTGTCGCCCGGCTAGCTACCAACTATGGTGACGACATTGCTCGTTCAGCTGGCAGTGGTGTACTCAATAACCTTATGCGGAATGAAGCAGATGATATTGCTGCGAAGGCTGTAGCTAGCGCAGCACCAGAGGTTGTTGAGGCTGCCGTGCCTAAGGCAGCTAATGTGGCTGATGATATTGTAGAGGCTGCCGCTCCAAAGGCTGTTGCGAGCGTTGACGACGTTCTAGAAGCTGCTGCGGCACCAAAGAACGACATTGTACGACAGCTTACTGACGGTGTAGACAAAGTAGCGCCAGTCAACCCTAATATTGCAGAGAACTATGCCGTAGAAGGGGCTACAAATAAAGCTTTAGCCGACAATAACACTCTAGCATCCAAGCTCAATACTATTGGCGAAGCTGTAGAAGACTCAGGGAGTAAGCTACGCAACAACCAGATCATTGGTGCCGTGAAAGATAAGAAGGTGTTGCAGCGCGCCCCAGATGCTATCAAGTTTGCAGACAAGTACGGCTTTACTGATGGGCAATACGAGGACTTGGCTAACATTATGACTGGTAACGAGGGTATCTTGTCTAACTTCAACAATAACGCCCTTAAAAATGCGCAGGTTAGCGCCCTTGTTCCAGATGAGGCTCGCACTAAAGCACTCAAGGCTATCGAGAATAGTATCGCCCTAGAGCCACATCAGAAAAAGACGCTCAGCAATATCATTAACACCGCAAACGATGTACCGCAGGGTAAGATTGCAGAGCGATTAGCAGAGCGTGGTGAGAACCGTGCAGCAGCTATCGGTGAAGCTGACATTTACGACCTACACAAGGCTGTGCAAGAGCTTGAGGGCAAAGCTTATGACATGACAGGTAAGGGGGCTGACGCTGCTCGCAAGATTGTCCGTGATTACGCAGGAGACCTGAAAAAGAGTATCAACGCAGCCTCAAAGGATGTGTACAACAATCCAGACAATATCCAGGAGCTTTCAGAGGCGCTTGTAGGTGCTAACCTCTCACCTCGCCTTACACAGGATATTGTGAAGCAACTACGCGATGGTGTAGATTACACAACGCTTCGCAGTATGCAGTCACCGTTTGTTACGCTTAGCCAGATTGCTAAGCAGCAAAAAATGGCACCGCTCGCCGGCGGTGTAGGTGGTCAATCATTCAACAACCCACTTGCGCAGGTGGCAGAGGAGGTTGTAGGAAAGCCTCTAGCGGCAGCCACAGGGAAAGCTCTCCAGACAGGTGGGCGCGCACTCCAGTTGGCGTCTAAGAATAGTGATAAGCTGGCTAACGGCGCTAAAAACGCAGCCTTGGCAGGCGCGGGCCTTCTTGCTCTTGGTCAAATGAACGGCGGCCAACAAGGTGCTGACCAACTATCCGGAAATTCCGGACAACTCGGCGGTACACAAGGAGCTCAGGCTCAACAGAAAGAATTACAGCAAGCTCAACAGCTACAGGCTATGCAACAGCTTATGCAGCCATCGAAGTTCGCCGGTAAAGATCGTGACCAGATCGAACAAGCCTACATGGCAGCAGCTGCAGACAACAACCCGAAGGCTGTACAGTTCTACGCCTCAATGCTTGAGCAGCTAGACAAGAAGGACGCAATGAACCAGAAACAGCTCGCAGCCCTCCAGAAGGCAAGTAGCAGTAAAACGTCGAAAGATGACCAAAAGAAGGCTGACGCGGCCAAGAAGGCAGCTAGTATTGAGACTATGTATAAGCAAGCTGGCGGCGCACAAGGCCCTATAGGGGTGCTAAACAACCTTCTGAACAGCGCAACGCTCGGTATGTTCAACCCAGGCGCATCAGCTTACGAGGCTAATCAGCAGGCATTAGCAGTCGCTCTAGCCCGTGCAGCAGGTGATAGTGGTGCTCTATCTAACCAGGATATTCAGGGTTATAAGTCAATGTTGCCGCTTACTACAGATAGCCCACAGGCCGCAAAGCTAAAACTGCAGAACATTTACGCGCAATTAGGCCAATAATGGCCACGGTTATCACTGAATAGTGTCGTAAAATCAGATTAGTAACAACTATAAGGAGATGGAAGCAATGAAGTTTTCAGAAACAGTGCAAAACATCACAAAGGACGAGTTTCTACCTCGCGTTGTTGACTTTGTTAACAACTCGAACGTTTTGACCGCTCGCGTGATGAGCAACACCAAGAAGTGGACTGGGCCGAAAGTTCAAAGTCCTACACAAACCAAGAACAGCACGACTGGTAAGTCAATTACTGACATGGAGCAGTTTGCTGTTTCTAACACCGACAACGTTAAGAACCTGAAGTGGGAACCAGCCACTGTCGTTCAGAGCGTTGTTGTGAGCCAGCTTGAGAAGGCTGTCAACCAAGCATCAAACGACAACCAGGTTGTCCGCTTGGTCGCTCAAAAGCTCGAGGAAGCTCAAAACAGCCTCGCTAACCTCATCGGTACTCAGCTTTACGGTACTGGTGCTGGTAACGACCTTGACGGTCTTGGCTTGATCGTTGACAACGGTACGGCATCTACCACTTACGCTGGTATCACCCGTGCTACCCTGCCTTCGGTCAACGCTGACGTTACGGCTGCTGCTAACGGCCTCTTGACTCTCGGCCTCATGGCTAAGGAGTTTGACGCTGTCTCGGCCGCTGGTAGCGCAAAGCACAGCCCAACGATGATCCTCAGCGACAAGGCAACTTGGAGCCTCTACGAGGAGCTGATGGGTGACAAGCTCAGCGTCCAGTACAACGCTATGACTGCTCGTGGTTACAACCGTGTTAGCGGTGGTACTCCAATGGGTACATCTGTGCCTGCTAGCGAGTTGCACGGCTCGGCTGGGTTCGTATCGCTCGACTTTCGTGGCAAGCCATGTGTGGCTGACGACAAAGCTCCTGTGGGCAAGATGTTCTTCCTTAACGAGAACTACCTGGAGTTTCGTGACCTGACCATTCCTGGTCTTGAGCGTGTGAAGCAGAAGCAGGAAGCTATCGATAGCGCTATTAGCGAGGATCAGCCTACCTGGATGCAGTTCCGCGGCTTCATGAACCCAACGAACCAGCTCGCAGAGATTGGTGCAATGGTTGTATCGGGTAACTTTATCTGTACTCAACCTCGCCGCCAGGGTGTTATCACAGGTATCACCAAGATTCGGTAGTCTAGTCTATAGACTCCCAAGAGCCCCACTCCGGTGGGGTTTTCTTGTTGTAAATAAAACCCAGAAAAGTGTTGACTCTATTCTTTAGATGGTGTACTATAGAGACATAGCAAACATAAGCAAGAGAGGAGAAATACTTGCATGGCTAAAGAAAGTAAAACCACTAAGAAGAGTCAAGACGTAATCTTTGGGGCAAACGAAGAGATTCGCCGCGCTGTAGACAAGCTCTATGTGAAAAAGACTAGTGCTATCATGACAGCTGTAATCTTTGCTGTAATGCTCTCACTGATTGCCGCTGGTGTAGCCTTTGCTGCTGGCCTCAACACGGGCCGTACACAGGTGGAGAAGTACAACACCATCAAGGTTGTGACGAGCGAAACCGCGGGAAAAGAAAAAGCCCAGTAGCGAAACCAGTTGTTAAAGTAGAGCAGCCTCCAGTAGTTACAGTGGTACAGCCAGCTAAGACAGGATGCGACGCTGTGCGTGAGGAGGCCTCGAAATACAGCGGGTGGGACGTAAACATCATGGTCGCTATCGCTACCGCCGAAAGTCATTGTAGGACAGGCGCAAAAGGTGACCAAACACTAACATTTACACAAAATAATAGGGTATATGGGTACAGTCTAGGAGCTTTCCAGGTAAGGATACTCCCAGGACGAGAACATTGCGACACGTTCGATGTAGGGACTAACGTAAAATGCGCGTACGATGTGTGGAGGTCACAGGGGTACAGGGCATGGTCGGTCTACTTGAGCGGTAAATATAAAGAGCACCTATAGTGGGTGCTCTTATCTTTTGGGTTTGTCTTTGTTTTTATATTAGGCCGCGCTTTTTAGCCTCTTCCGGGTAGTACTCGACAAAGTCTTCGTTTACTGTCCCGTCTGGATTGTGCGACTGGATTAGGTCTACCGCGTAATCCTCGCGCTGTCTGTCTTTGTTGTTTGTGTCTGCTATGCCCGTGACAGTGCTTGAGACGCGCTGTGCTTCGTCTTTAGGTGTCTCACGGTAATATATACCATCTATGATTACACCCATCTATTTCACGTCCTTCATAAAGTCTAACGGGTCTTTTTCTGTTTGTCCTGTCTCATCACGCCATTGTGCGTTGATTGTTACAGGGTCGGCGGCTTCAATGATGCCACTCCTTTTGTTTGTGTCTTTGTTTTTATTTAGGTATTGTTCCTCCGCGCCTGCGTATTTCTCCAGCCAGGAGAGGCCCGCCCGGCGTACTGTAGTAGGTACAACCGGGTCATGGCGGTTATTTAGCAAAGCAACTAGGAGGGCACAAATTGAAATAACAAGGGCTACAATATCCATTATTCTTGATCCTTCTCAAATGGTAGGGCTACATTAATCGATAGGAGCTGTGCAGCGACGCTGTGGCTGTTGATAATAGCCTCCTCGATGGATTTAGCACTATCTACAATACCAGCCTCCAGAACGTCTGCATGATAGGTCTCAGTGTAAATATCGTAGCCAGCCTTTGGTGTGTATGGTTTATCCTCGGTCGTTTCCTTGGCCATGCTGTTTACGAGCATTGTGTAAGGTTGTGTGAGGTAGCTGGGCATATTGGTCGTATCGTGCTCGTATACATCGCGCAGGAATGTACCACCGCCGGGGAGCACACCGTAGTCCTTTGCGATCTGTGTGGCCGCTACAGCGTCCTCAATACGGAGTTTTAGCTCTTGTCGTTCGACCTGTGTAGCCGCACCAACACTAATCTCTACAGTCTTGCCGTTGAGTGCGTCACGTCGGTAATCATCCTTGATACCTTCGATGTATTGGTCGAGCTTCTCACGGTTACCAGGGCCGGACAGGATAGTCTTTGTAGTGGTGATGTGAGCGCGCTCAACCTTACCAATGTTGGCGTCTGTAAAGTCTGATACACGAGGCGATACGAACACCTTAGCACCGGCGTAGGCTGCCACATCACGGAGGAATAGCTCACGCGCTTGGCTCGATGGCTCTACTACAACAATGTTCAGTTTGCCGTTCATCTTATTGGTAGCGAGAGTCTCCAACGCCTGGCCTGATACGTCTGCTACAAGCACAATACTCTCTGCGCCAGCCTTGAGGACAGCATCGATGATAGGCACAATGTCATCGTTCTTGCTGATTAGGCGAGACATGACAATGACAGTTGGGTTGTCGTATTTGGTCTGGATAGATTGCATATCATCTGCGAAGGCAATAGAGGACATGCCTTTTTTGAACGTGAATCCTTGGACAATTTTGCTCTCGATCTTATTCTCAGGTGTTTCTACCACTGTTACTGCGCCATTAGCGCCGGCATCGTTGATAGCGTCGAACACTAGATGGCCGATAGCTTCATCGCCTGATGAGGTGCGGGCCACGCTGTAGAGCAGCTCATCGGTAGCCTCAATCTTAACGTCTTTGATAGTCTTGACGATAGCCTTCTTGTTCTGCTCGATCTGCTTCTGCACAGCTCGAGGCTTGTCCTTTGCCATCTCCTTGAAGTAGTTATAGACAAGATAAGTCATAACAATAGTAAGAGTTGTAGAGTCGCCAGCCGAACGGTTGGTTTTCTCACTGGCTTGGCGCACGAGAGAGATTGCCATATTCTCTACTGGATCCGCTACTACAAGGCGTCCGATATTAGTGATACCGTCGTGAGACACGAGAGGCTCACCAAAACGATGCTCAATCATAATGTTGCCAGAGTTTGCGCCATACGAGGAATAAGCCACATCGAAAGCTTTCTCAATCCCCATGCTGATCTTTTCCCGCAGCTCAGCGCCACGGATTACATTGCGTACTGATGTTTGTTTAGGCATCCAGCGAACCCCCATTTACAGCGTCTACAGGGACGAAAATAAATGTATTACCGTCTATTTCAATCTCTTCACTGTCATTATACTTCGTAAAATATATTTTGTTGCCGAGGAATTTCGAGAGTGTTTCCTCTTTATCTGTAGCCACACCGTCTGGGTGAATATACACAGCCTTCAGTGTGCCGCTCGTATGGCTGCCGTGATCCCCTTGTGAGATAGACAGACTCGAGCCGTATTTATTAGTTACCTCTACCAGACAAAACCCTGGCATGACGTGTAACTGTTCGCTCATTGTTGTGCTCCTATTTAGTTATTGCTTGTGTATCCATTATAGCATTAGGGTAGAAACCAAAAAAGAGGCCGGAGCCTCTCTCTTGGTTTAGGTAGTGTAGAATACTACACTTCGCACCAGAAGTAGTGACCAGCTGGAACTGCACTACGGGTGTAAACCTTAGCACCAGCCGTAACCTTCTTGAGGTTATCATAGTCGTTGGGGCGAACCTGGCAGCCAGTGTTAGCTGCTACGTCCTCGAGAATTTGGTCACGGAGGTAGACATAGTCACCCGAAACCTGAATAAACTCGAGGAGCTGCTTGTTATTGATAAGGATGGTGCCATCTTGCCAACCATCAGCTTGGTGACCAGGCTTCAACTGGATGACAGTGTCTCCGGTTTTAGCGTCGGCTGCCAACCCGCCATTTTTGTTTGTGGCGTCGTTCTTCATCCCAGTCCAATATGGCTGAGCGTCGGTGTCCGCCGATTTACAATACCGGAACTGTCGCCCCGTGTCTGTAAATGCAATTTGGCCAATCACGCCACGCTTATCTGGAGTCGTGGTAAATTGTGATTCTGGCACTGCTACGCCGTAATTTACTAGCATAATTTGTCTCCTATTATTAAAGATTATACTAAACTAATAGTAACACACAGGGGGGGCTATTCGCCCCCCCTATTCTTTCTAGTGTTGTTCTAGAAAATTTGATCGTTTGGTATTCGTTTTCGTCTTTCTGTGTAGTCTGTGTTTTTCATGTATTTGTCTATTTGGTCTTTTGCGTCATCAAACCCTACCGCGAAAGTGCATCGATAGCCACGTTCGCTTAGGCGCTTCATGTAGGCATGTTGCTCAGCAAAGTGCTCGTTCGCCCAGTTTCCGTCCTTTTTCATGAGGCGCACCCCTTCACGCTTCAGTTCGAGATATAGCCCGTGATACCACTCACCAGCTAATTGTGCTGGCTCAGCGATGAACAAGTCCGGGTATCCTCGCCCCTCCTGTAGCGCCTTATGCTTGATTGCCTGACCCATAGTCATCTTCACGCCCGCGCTAAAGTCTGTACGGAATATGACGCCAGGGTACTGTATCTTTAAATAGTCCACCACCATCTGGTGGATGGTGGACTCTTTTGCGGTTTTAGCTCTCGCCACGGTACATACCTTCTATGATCATCAGCTTGAGCGTTTCTAGTACAGCCATATCTTTCTCCGCCATAACCCGGCCAGAAAGGTCGTCTCGTGGTATAGCCTTCTTGATGCGGCCGTTATAGCGTGGGATGGTGGATAGAACCGAACCGTTCATTGTAATCTCGTAGCGGCTCTTCTCCTCTTTTACGTCAAACTTCTCATTTTTAAGGAGTACCCGTTGAATGTTGTCCGATGCTGCAAAGGACAATTCTGCGTACGGTGTAGCTTTTCCACCCTTCCTGCCGGCGATTACTGCGAGTTTTGGGTTTTTGCCAAAGCCTTTCTTCACTTTAGCAGATCCGCCTAACTTGCCAATCTTTTTGTAGTAGTCATCGCCGTGTGTTAGGCGTTTGTCGTATTTGCTTTGTTTCATTGTCCCTTAAGTATCTCCTTTTGTAACTTTGCAATTTCTCTATTTATATACACTATTGCTGCCTTGAACCCTTTTCGCATGTTTATTTTTACCCCTTGCTCTATAATAGCTTCTGTTCGACTATCTATATAGTCGTCGGGGTGTTTAGCTTTGTCACATTCTGACTTGCTTGGTGATGGCATTGCGCACACCTCCTGTGTATTGCTTTGCTTGCACAGTGTCGAGCCGACGGTTAATAGCATCCACGATAGCTTCACGGTCACTAATCTCTGCAAGCATCTGATCCTTATAGGTTTGTAGCTCTGCCTCCGGTAGACCATCTACCACCTCTTGCATCTCAAACATTGCTGGTTGGACAGGCTCAGTATCAAAGTCCTCGTGTGGTTCTGGACTGTAGCCCTTCATAGCTTCCCGTGGCAATGCCAGGTTGTCGATCATCATGTCGTTGTGTTGGCCAATGTGTTTTTTGTACTCTGTCATACTTTCCTCGGTTTGGTGTTTACAATGTCCGCGCAAGTGATCACTTAGTGTGTCGAACTGCGCCCATTTGTCGTTTGTTTCTTGGTTTAGTTTTGGTGTGTTGTAGTTCATTGCTCTCCTTTCTCTGCTTGTATCAGTGTTATCTGCTCTCGCCGCTTGTTGTACGACCAAAGACGTATTTCGATACCATTGCTATTCACATTTTTTCTCATAACAGTAGATATTCGGAGCTGATCAAAATTATTAACGGCGTCGTCAAACTCCTCCCATTTACCTCTGTTAAAACTTGGCGGCTCACCACTTACTGCCAACTCTGCGTAATAAAGATTATCTCGATCTATTATGCCACCCTCCCCAGCTCATCTATAATCTGCTCCTTCAGCATATCGATAGCTGCATATACAAGTGTAATCCCGTCGTCGTCAATGCCGTCCTCTAGAAATGCTCCAACGTTTTGTGAAAGATCATCCAGATCGATCTTGGTATTTTCAACCAACTCTTGTACTTTGTATTTAGTTAGTAACATTTGCCACCTCCTCTGGTGTCATACTGAGTTTGATATATTCGATCCAATTATCTACCATCTCTTTGTGTTGTTTTGGCGTTTGTATCTTAATTTGGTAGCAAAGCGGGTCACCATACTCGTAGTAATCGCTGTCGCTGTATGTCTCCCATGTTTCGTCGTCAATCTTTCTCCACTCATCCTCGTCGAAAAAAGCAAACTCTTCAAATTCCGCGTGCGATTCTTCAAATGTTGGCTTTTTGTTGAATGAAATGACCTTATTCACTCTTGGTATCTCATTGTCATACTCACTATATTTACTCAGTGACGATACAATATACTTACTCGTACATCGCCACCTTCGTTGCCAAGATCCCCATACGCTCACGCGGTGTAAGTCCACCTCGCATGCCGTACTCTACATCGCCAGTCATCAGTGCATCTGCTAGACACTCACCTTTTACTGGGCACTCCGCACAAATCTTACGTGCATCATTGTAGTTATTGTACCCGTTGTACTCATCAGCGTATGCTTTGTTCGCCGGGAAGAAGGCCTCGGGGTCTGTCTGTGCGCATAGCGCGCTGCCTCGCCATTTATTCTCCATCGTTTACTTCTCCGAACAATTTTTTTTCTATCATTGCGACAACCCAGTCAACGCTATTGATTGATGGCCTCCTGCGGTCTGCCTTGCATATACCCCACATGTTATACTGTGCTTGGGTGATTGCTTGCTCGATGACGGTTACAATCTCCTCAGCTTTCATGCCATTGTTGGTTGATTTGTCTAGAATCTCTAGGATTTTCTGTTTCATTGATTAGTCATCCTTGCATGTTACCGCGATAGTGATAAATGAAATAGTTTCAATAGCCTTCGAAACTGTCCAAAGTATCATCACCACAGACAGTAGTCCCCACCAAAAACCGTTATCAAAACCTTTTGCGGTTAATAGCCACGCTGTGAGCACACCTAACACTACCGTGTACATGATGCGTGCGAAAGCAACCACAACCATCGCTGTATGATAATCGTTGTTATTTTGTTGTTCCATGAGTTTCTCCTCTCTTTTGTTTATGTTTCTATTCTAACGCAAGCATTAGATAAAGTCAACACTTTTGATCGACTTTATTTATCTCGCAGTTTCCACCGCCTAATATAGCGTCCATTCATCTCAAGTCGTGTACTGCGTCCCCACCCAACACACTCAAAGTCTAACGTGCGGAATACTCCGCCGATGGTGTTGTGGTGTAGGAACTTTGGTAGAGGTTTTTGTTTAAGTACATCCTCGATAGTAATAAACTTCTGGTGTTCGAGGATATGGCGGGCCGTAGCCCGCGCCTCCTCTAGCCATTTAATTTTCTCTGCTTTGAACATGTCATTTACTGTGCGTGCCATATTATTCTCCTTTCTAGATATATAGGCCCTGTAGGCGCTGTAATGATTTTGCTGTTGGGTCGCTGTAGAGCAGGTCACCCTTTCCGATAAGAGACTCAGCCCCTACCTCGTCTAGAATAATCTTACTGTTGAGCGAGTTTGTGACGCTGAAGGCGATCTTGGTTGGGATATTCGCCTTAATGAGGCCTGTAACAACGTCTGCTGATGGGCGCTGTGTAGCCAGGATGAGGTGTATACCAACCGCCCGTGCCTTCTGTGCCAGCCTGATTATAGACTCCTCAGCAGAAGGTGGTGTGTTGTCGTTGACGCGCTTTACAGCGGCTTTGAGTGCGGCTTTTGTGAGTTTACCACCTGTGAGCGTCACCTCGTCCAGGATCGCATCCTTAAGGCCCTCGTAGTCCACATTCGATAATGGACTTTTCTTGCTCGTCATCATCAGATCAGCAAACTCATCTATTACAACTACGATACGTGGCATCTCGCCAGGGTAGTCTACAATGTCTCGGACTCGCTTCTCGCGTAGCTCCTTGTACCTTCGCCCCATCTCCTCTACAAGCCAGTGAAACGTATCCGCCGCCTCCTTGGGTGAGGTGATAATATCGTTTGCAAGATGATCATCACCCTCGTACATAGCAAGCTCAACCTCTTTAGGGTCGATGAGCACGATCTTCATCTGATCTGGCGTAAGTTGCTTCGTGAGGCAGTCTAGGATTACGTTGATCATAACAGACTTACCTGCGCCGGTCTGGCCAGCGATCAAGAGGTGAGGTGTCTTTACAACGTCACAGTAGTGAACTTTACCGAAGGCGTCCATGCCGATAGGGAATTTGAACGTGCCAGGATTAAGGTACTCATCTGTAAGAGGAACAACCTTACGATCTTTATTTGGTATTTCGATACCTACAAGGTTTGTACCTGCAATAGGGGCTTCGATACGTACAGACTCGCTCTCGAGGGCGATAGCAAGGTCGCTAGCCTTATCTGCAATACGCTTCATACTCACGCCACGGTTAGGCTGCATAGTATACTTAATAACCTGTGGGCCAACATATGTCTCGCTCATCTTGCCACCGATACCAAACTCAATAAGCTTGCGGAGGATCTTCTCCTCATCTGTACCGGTACCGTCGTCGATCACAACGTTCTGCTGCTCAAAGTTATCAGCTACTCGTACTTGTCGCTTGATCTTAGCGGCGTCAAAACCCTCCTGCTGGTTGGCGATAATATCCATACTATTCGCGCCGTTCACCCGATCGTTCATGTTGGGGAAGAATTTCGACCGGTCATCGTTTACGTACTCAAATACGTTAGTAATGATTTTCTTTGCGATAGGTGCGAAAGCAAGGACTGATTGACGATCAAATGCTACGTCCCGGCACTGCGGAGAGCCATCACGGTTGATCGTTTTCTTTATTTCTTTAAATACTACCTCTGTTACTTCCTGATTATATTCCGCTTCTGCTAATACGAGGTAGATATAAGCCTGCATAAGGTACTTATAACTCTCTTCGTCATCTGGACTGTAAGCCGTAACTGTCTTGTAGTCGATAAGGTGGAGGCCGTTGTCGCGCACCACCATGTCGATCACACCAACCATTGGTACATTTGCAATACTAGCCTCGAGGCGCTTCTCGACGTCGACCACTTCGTCGTAGTGAGGTGCTTCCTCAAAGTATTTATTCACGAGGCGCGTGTAGTCTTGCATCATCTTTTCACGGCTGCCTGTCTTGCCAAAGTCAATCTCGGAGTCGCTTACATAGCTCATCTCCTCTAGGCCGGCCTCAATGGCAGCCTGTACATTACCACCATCCTTGCCGTAGAAGGTCTCCATAGCCTTGTGAAAGCTCGTACCTACTACGAGTGATGGTGTTTTAGGGTTGTCATAGATCTTTGCGATGTAGCGCTTCTGAAACTCAACCTGGTTGTTCAAGAACGTTACAATTGCTGAATACGACAGGTGATCAACTCTATTCATCGTCGCTCTCCTCTCCATTATTAGCGTTAGCAGTTAGTTCATCCTCTACATAGATGCCTGCAATGTCGAAGCCTGCACGCAGTGCGTTGGCCTCAGCACATTTGGTAAGCATCACGATAGGCATAGTCTTCCAGTTACTTATTGGTTGCCCTTCACGGTTAGTACGCACAAACTCGTCGTAGTAAGCTGTGTAGCGTGTCACCTCGACTGGTGTGCTCGTGTTGTCCCAGCGACCGAATACGGGAACTGTGACACTCAGGAGCTTATCGCCATCTTTCTTAACCTCTGCTGCGCCTGTGTGGGTGTACACGCCACCCTTCCGCGCCAGCTTGCGCAAGCCGTGGATGCTCACGATTGGCATCAACTCCTCACCTCGTCGGTTAGAGTCCCAGATATATGTAGCGTAAATCTCCTTTTTAAAAGGGTTCAGACCGTATTGGTTAGCAATAGCCATAAACACCCGTAAGTCACCGATTGGACGCATCTCGCCCGTCCTGGTGAGGCCTAGGACGCTTTTGTGTAGGGTGGCGATCAAGCTCAGCGTCTGCTTCTCATTCTCAGCGTTGCTGATCATTCCCTTGGCGAGTGGGACGACAGGCTCGTACTGATTTTTTAGCGCAAGCCGCAGAGCCATCTTTTCGTCACGTTTTGTAATTTCTTGCTGTGTCATGCAAATTCTCCTCTCTTTGCTTATGTTTCTATTATAGTTCATATGACAAGCAAAAGCAAGAGGTTTTTGGGAGATTCTACAGAAAGCCTATAGGGCCATTTTTGGCCTTATTCAAACGGGGGGGTTTGACGTTTCAAACCAGGGGGTTTGAGGATTCAAACGTAATAAGGATAGGATAGAGGATTGGATTAATGATTGGACTGAGGATTGGATTTACTAACGCACTCACTTCGTTCGTTTGTTGCCGGCACGGCCGGCGAACGAAAAAAACAGATAGGATACAAAAATGTATTGATTCTAAATTATGGCCGTGCTACAATAGTGGTGTAGTAGATAACAAATAGCGTGGAAACACATACCGTCTACCGTCTACTACAAACGCTATTGGGTAGACGGTATTTGTTTCTAGGAAGGAATAAGAAATATGGCAAATCAAGAGCTAACGATAAAGGATATACTCATTTGGATCTTTGAGCATAAAGACGATCAAGACTCGATGGATTCTATCAATAAGATGACATATCCATTTACGACACGTTACGAGAGATTCAGCAAGAAGGGAAACAAATAACATGCTGCTGTCAACTAACGTCCACCTTATTCTGGCAGGCCAAGAAATGGCGCACGACAGGAAAGCGACACTTACATGTGTAACCCTATACTCACTCATCGAAAAGCACTCGCAGCAAAATGGGTATTGCTTTGCAAAAAATAGTACCCTTGCCGCAGAGATAAACAAAAAGAAAGATACTGTTAAATACTATCTATGGCTTATGAAAGAGAGCGGGTGGATCGATATTAAGTATCATAAGGAAGCTGGCGCTCTTATACGTGATGGTATATACCCAGCTCTTTCTATTGATTTTGAGAATTGCACAGTTACGACAAAATCTGGCTGTGTCTTAGGAGACCAGCGCAGCGTAGAGAAAGCTATCAGGGCAAACGACAACGAACCACCTCGTGACGACGAGGCTAGCGTAGACGGCGGTGATAGCTTTGACGCTATTATCGAGGAGACAACTATGCCAGTAGATGATACGAAAAAAAGAGAGGCTGCGGCAAAGGCTGTAGCTCCATACGTAAAAAAAGTTGAGTACCACGATGAAACATTTTTAATGATGGACAATAAGGCTCAACAAACGTACCTTAGCACAATAAAAGACCCAGAAATTAAGAAGCACTATATCGACCTACTCGATGGGAAAGCCCCCGCTAAAAAAGAGGTTGAATATAAAGAGGTAGCCGCTATTAACACTGATGAAGCTCAAGAGATTAGCAAGCTACCACGCAAGCTCACGAACGCCGAATATAACGAATGGGTAAAGCGCAACGACAAGCAGGGCAACATGGATCGTCGCGGTAACATCATTAACGAGGAATTTTCAGATAAAATTGCCGCAGAGATTATCGCCGAATCAGACGCCAAGAAAGCCGCAGAGGAGAACAAAACACAAGATACCCAGGCTAAGCAGATTAAGGCTAACTCGCAGCTTAATAACACCTCAACAGAGGTAGCTACGGTATCAAATAACACACCAGCCCAACAACAGGCTGCCACAGCCAACCCATATGGCGAGCTGGCTACACCAATGACAAGCACGCGCAAGAATTACGACCCGGCCGAGAAAGCATTTTACGACGCAGCTAAATCTCTCGGCATCTCTATCACAAATCACAACCAAGCCCGTAAATGGGTAAAAGAGGTGGTGCGCACCCGCGGCCTAGAGTCGGCAGTGAACTATTTCGACTTTATGCGGCTCATGTTCCCCAAGTGGCAGTATGAATTTAAGCCGACAGTAAAGACTGTATATGACCTTATTACTAAGGCAGCACAGATCGAGCAGCTGATCCAAAGACAGCGCGAGGAGAAAGCTCGCAAAATAGACTACGACAACATTGACTTTTACGGCTAGCAGCCTTACAATAGAATCATAAGCAAGAGAGGAGAAAATGCTTTATGACAAAATACCAAATAACAACATACGACGGAACGGTACACACCATTGAGGGCGACACTCAACAAGAGGTGAAGCGTATGGTAGAGTTTTTCAACCTGATGCCGGTAAAGATGGCGGACGGTACAACTGAGATGTTTGCCAAGGGCTCAGTGCAACATATGAAGATGGTCAAAGAGGACGCCACACTACCCCCAGAGCAACGCCTAGCCATGGGCGACCAGAAAGACAACCGCAGTACAGGCCCAGAGGCTGAAGCAGCTAAGGCTTGGCGAGAACACTGCGGCCACGACTTTAAGATCATGAGCGACAAGGAAGCCCGCGAGCAGTTTATTAAAGCTTATATGGGGGACGAGGCCTAATGGACAACCTACCACCAGTAACGGGCATCTCTAGCAGTGAAGCGTCACTAGACGATCCAGACGAAAAAGATATATACGCAGAAACAAAAGTACGTCAGAAGCCACATACACCAGATGAAGACCTCGAATCGTTAGGAGCACTAGAATATGAAGAATAGCCCATTAACTCGCGCTGAGCAACGTCTTGGCGCGAGAATTGTATCATTAGCCATCCAAGCAAATCCAAGCTTACTTCGCACAATGTATTGTCACAAAAATGATCTAACCCTATACCTGTGGCAAGACAACAAATGGATACCAGTAGGCCCCCACCTAAACGTTGTAAAAAAGACTCGAAAAAGTCGTAAGAAAGTATTGCAATCGTAAGCAACGAGGTGTATAGTAGAAACATAACCAAAGGAAAGAAAGGAACACAACAATGGACAACGTAACTTACAAACTCGAGCAGATGGAAAACGAGGGCATGATCGAGCAGATGCACCACGACTGGTACGCATTCCGCATCAAGAATAGCTGGGCACGCAACATGGAGGCTCTTTGGCAGCGCTGGTTGATGAGCACAGTCAAATAACTAACAGCAAAACAATGTGGTGGGCAGAAAGAGGAGAATAACAATGTTTACTACAGCAATCGAAGGACTACATGAAACTTACGAATACCGCCAGGCTAGCGTCATACGGAAACTATGGATGGACTTTATCACTACGGTGTTTCTATCTGTACTGTTTCTCAGCTTTATCTACTCGGTATATCTAGTTCTATCAGGCCTAGTCTACCTAGCAACGGGGGTTTAGTATGTTAGTAGATATTACAGATCAATATTTAGAAAGCGACACAAAGGTAATTGAGGACATTATGGTTTACAACGCACGAGAACGAATCATTCAATTAATTTTAGAGGAGAAGGAGCATACAGAGAGTGTATAGAATCGTAGCAATCAAAAGAGATGGTAAGGCGCAAACCTGGGAGCCCGTTACAAGCGTGTTCACAGATAGCCCAATGCCAACAGCAGATATACACACAAAAAGAGAAGCTATCAAAGAATTTAATATGTCTTTGCTCGAAACTAACGCAGACGATTATCTGCGTGTGCATGTATCAGAAAAAGGATAAAGACGGCGTATGGCGTGATACCAGTGGCTGTGACACAGTTCGTTTCTTTAAGCAGGATGAGCGATCAATAGCATCAATAGACAAAACTGTGTTCAGTGGCTCACTTGATCTACTATCAATTTCAATGCAGATTTACCAGATGATGGAACTTACCTACCTCAGTTCAGATACGAGAGAATGGCTCAGAGAGTTATCAACTAAGATCACGAACACTTCGAATGAGATGTGTCGCCTAAAAGAACAAATCAAAGAGGAGTACTATAATGATATACAAGACACAGAAAACTAAACAAGACCTAAAAGAATCAGAGGAAGCGCTACAGTTCGTGATGGCTGGCATCAAATGCCACCTTCCTAAAAACCCAGCGACTCAAGTTATCCTAGAGCGTATTGAGAAAGATATTCGCCTATACGGAGACATTTGCAACGTCGAAGGACGAGTGACAGAGTTTCTAGAGGAGGTAGGCGAGCGTAACCTTACTATGCTCCAGCGTGACTTTGCCAACATCAAATTAGGCAAAAAGAGCTGTAAGGAGATTGCCAAAGAGCTGCGCAAAGAGTATAATGATTGGTAGATAAGGGAGACCTTATAGCACATTGGATCTGTTGTGGTGTAGCTTTCTTTCGAAATTACTACAACCATATCCTACGCCTGATTCCTCCTTGCTACATGGTTAGGGCGTAGGACACACAATACCTTTCTTCCCATGGAACAGCTATCATCTTTAGTTACCCGGCAAGACCACGAGACAACCCTCAACAAGAGCACGAAATGTGCTGTCTCGGTAACTGTGTTCCATGTAACACCCCACCATCTCCTCGGTGGGGTTTAACTTTGTCTAGGCTTGTTGTAAATTCTACTAGGAAAAATGGCTAAAATATATTGCATCCCTACTCCACACGGTGTACAATACAAACATAAACATAAGGCAAAGAGGAGAAGCCACAATGTCAATCTATACACACTACACCATTGAAGCCACTACACGGCTCGGAGAGGTCTATGTCTGGAACCCACTCACCAGTGAGTACGAGTATCAGAACAACCAAGAGTCATCTGATATTGACACAGAAGACGAAGCACTCGACGAGTTTGGCTACGCAGTCGCAGCAGCAGACACAGACGAGTTTATGAAGGTAAGTCTACTCCGTGTTACAGAGCTTAGCAACGGCTCATCAGATGTGTCAGTAGTAGAGTACAAGAACCTCTAGGAGTAGCAATGCAGAACTGGAAGGTAAGAAAGAAACTTTACCAGGAGTCATGGGAACTAAAGGACATGAAGTACCGCATCCAACTCCTCAGAGAGTTTATAGATGATAAATACTATATCGATAACGCTACAGAATATCTAGACGAAGCTCTCAGTAATATCGAGCTAGCAATGGACAGTAAACAACTCAAGCGAGCATACGAACCACTAACCAAGCGAGAAAAGGAGAACTAACAATGTATCTATACACAATCGAGTACAAGCGACTCAGCCGAAGCCAAAAGGAGGAATACAAGACAGTAGCAGAAAACGCTCGTGTCGCACTCCGTAACCTCGAGCGCAATCGATGCAAGCCATACAGCTATCGCATCATTAACGTAGAGCGTGTAGGAGAAGACGATGAGTAATAAACACAAGCTAAAGAAATGGATGCGTGACCTGAACAAAGTAGACTATGTGACGTATTGTCACGGTGTACCGGTATCCAGCACTAAGTTAGAGACATTACTTAAAGTAGTTCTATTATTTATCGGGTTAGTAGTCCACCCTATTTTATTATTCACAGTATTTAATAAATAAAGCATAGATAACACATTAAGCAAAACAGATAAAGGAGAAATATAGAATGAAACCCTATCTAATCACATATCGCCGTAAAGACGTAAAAGGAACCCTGTCTCGTATAATCAGAGCTAGTAATGGGGGAGAGGCCCTATATCTTCTTGAATTAGAACTACACTTAAAACGAAGCGCAGATTTAGGTGTAGACTTAGATTTGAAGTTAGACGTAGAAAAAGAGTGTGGCCTATTAGTAAAAGATGTACGCCTCATGGATAAGGCACTCTCACGTTAGGAGCAATACCAATGGACGATACACCCAAATGGCTCACAACATTCCACAAGATCAGAAACCTGATCCTTGATATACTCATAGCAACACTACCTCTAGCAGCCTTCCTGGCATTTGTAAGACTAATCATAGGGAAGTAGAATAGCATGAAAGACACAAACAATAATAACCAGTACGAAGTAATACCACCATTAATCTTTATCATTCTGTTTGTTATTGTTATGCATCTCACACTCAGATAAGCAGAGATAAACACAAAACACACACTGGGGAGAGGTTTGCGAGGCCTCTCCTCTTGTTATTCATAAGGGAAATGACTATAATACGAACATGCCAAGAAAACCTTCCAAGCAAGAAACAGGGGTCAAGAAGGAACCGACCCCACCACATCTCAGGAACCCTACTGGTAAAGGTGGGTTAGGTGATCATCCTGAGCACAGATCTACCGGCCGCTGGTCAAAAGACACCAGCATCTCCTACTGGTATAACAAACTAGGCCGTATGACCCTCAAAGAGCTAGAGGAGTTTGAGAAAAAAGGCGATGAGCTTACTCCATTTCAAAAGACGGCTCTCGTACGCGTTAAACGTGCCTACAAGGGCGATTCTGAAGGCCTAGCCGAAGCCAAAGAAGTAGCAGACCGCACAGAAGGCAAAGCCAAGCAGGACATTTCAATAGACGCCAGCGATGATATGAAAACTATCATGCGAGGCTTTATTATACCAACACTACCAACGGATTGGATTGATGAGCAAGTCGCATTGGCCCGTTCTAAACAAAGCAAAGTATGATGAGCTACGAGAAAAGGGCTATTGGCTACCATTACCAGGCCCTCAGCAGCTCGCTATAGCGTTATCACGTGATAAGAGATTCCGTGAGATATTATTCGGTGGCTCACGTGGTGGAGGCAAGACAGACGTATCTATCGCTACTATTGGTGATCGCTTTGGTGACACTAGAGCACGCCAGCTTGTCATTCGTAAAGATGCAGGAGACCTAGCGGACTTTGAGGAGCGTGCTGTAGCAGCCCTCCAGCCATTTGGCGCTAAGTTACGTCGTAACCCTATGGTGCTCTCCGCTAAAGGCTGCGGTCGTGTCATCGGAGGCCACCTCCACGATGCTGAAGCTTACACAAAGTACCAGGGACATGAGTACTGCCGTATCAATATAGAGGAGCTGACTCAAATACCAGACGAGGGACGCTATGAGAAGCTCATTAGCTCAGCTCGCAGTAAGTACAAAGACCTATACCCTCAAGTGTTCGCTACCACCAACCCAGGTGGTGCAGGCATGGGCTGGGTAAAGAAACGTTTTGTAGCACCAGACCCAGACAGGGCAGAAGTGCTCAAGATGGAGTA